GGTGGCGGACACCTCGAAACCAATGCCGACAATGCCGCGCACGTCCATTGTGGTTACATACTGAAGCAGCGGGGACCTATCCCACGCGGCGCGGATGCCGTCCTCGAGGTACGTGGGCACGGGGACGGTGCCGCCGGACGGGCCAAGGGTCATAAGCGCCCTGCACTCGCGGTCGTCGCTGGTCTTGATATAGTCGGCGTAGGCGTTGATGTACTCCTCGCTGGCCCTGATCTCCTTATCCGTCATTTTCTTGTTTTCCTTTCTCGCTTCAAATGTCTGCACGGTCTCGCCGTCGCCGCTTGCCACGGCGTCACGGATGGCCGCGCGTTTCTGTTCGGCGGCTTTGCGGGTCTCCAGCTCCTCCTTAATGGAGCGGGCTTCCGCGGTCAGTTCGTCCAGGCGGGCGTCGTCCGCGGTGTCGATTTCCGCCGCAATGGCGCTGCGTCTTTCGTTCAGCTCCTGGACGGTCATTTCCTTAATATCCATCCTTTAGTCCTCCAAAAGTAATTTTAAAAGCTCCTTTTTGCGGCGCCTGTTCAGCAACTCCTGCTTAACTTCCCGGATAGCTCCTTCCGTAAGTTTGCGCGCATTTATTGAGGTCGCGTCGTTCGCCGGAAGCGATACGGCGCTGACATCAAACAGTTTTGAAACGCGGGTTATGGTCTCCAATATGTCAACCGTTCCCGCGTCTTTGTCCTCTGTCACTTCCCGCCGGCGTTCGCCGATGATAAAGCCGAAGGACATTTTCGTGGTGTAGCCGCCGGAGATTTCTTCGTAAAGCTGGCGGCCGATCGTGGTGCCGGACAGGTCCCCACGGATATGGAGGCCGGTTTCGTCCGGCTGCACCTCGAGGGTGCTGTTCGACGTCCTGGCGTAGACGTGGCCCTCGTGGTCATATTGCATAATTACGTCGCGCATGTCGCAATCGTCGAACGCGTGCGGGTCGATCTGTTCCCGGAGCGTGTACGGGCCGTCCTTGCGCCGCGTGTACGGTGTGTTAAATACGGTTGCGTACCCCTCTACAACCTTTCGCCCGTCGTCCAGCGTGCGCAGGTTCTCCCGGCTTACTTCAAAATTTCTGTACTGACGGCCCTGCGCCAGCTTTTCCTCTATGCTTTTAGGCATCGTCCGTGCCCCCTTCCTGATCCGGTTCGACCGGTTCGTCTTTTTCTCCAACGTTGTAATATTCGCCGCGGACGGGCAACTGGTCGCCGATCTCCGCCGGAAGCGGCGGTAAATTCCATATCTCGCGGATTTCGTTCCGGGTCATTAGTCCCCGGTCCGCCATTTGTGCGGATACATTCAGTTTGTCTGCGTTGCTTAGGTACTGGAGGCGGTTTGACGTAACTGTAACGGTGTTTCCGTTCGACCGCTCCCGGTAAGTAAACAGCATGCGCTCCAGCACGGAAGACAACTGCACGGCGAACGGTTCCAGGGCGCCCTCATAGAAAGCTGCCCACGCGTCGCCGTATGCTTTATTCTGCAGGATGTCTTCGTTAACGCCGAAATACTCGAACACATTAGCCTTTATAATGTTCATCTGTTCGGCGTCTACTACCCACGGTTTGACGTCTACCTGCTTAATGTCCTTGTAGGTATTCGGAAACAGTAACAGGCCGCCGCCTTTCGCCTCGCGGCTTAGGTTGTATTTGTTGAACCTCAGGCGTTCTTTCTGGAGGTCTTCGTCGGTCGCAAAATTTGACAGCTGCGCCATGAATCTATAGGTCGCCGCGCTCTTAACGCCTTCCTCTATGCCCTGATTCTGAATATTGATTAGCTCCATTGTCGGGCGGAGGGTGTCGTTCGTTTCGCCGAAAAAGTCGCTCCTGTACTGATGTGTTACCATGACGCCGCACGCGTCCAGCTCCACCGCGGCCCGCTCGCCGAACGAGAACTCATAACGCAGCCACGGCCGGCCGCCGTACTGGACGACCTCGCACCGATCCGGAACCGGTGCAAATATTCCGGACACTTCTCCGTATTGATCAAACACCGGGCAAATAAACGCTGTGTTGTGTATGTCCAGAATGGTGGAAAGCCGCGCCAGGAATTGACTCCATGTCTGAAACTCGTTCGGGCCGTGTTTTAGCTTCGTCTGTAATGCCGGTTTGGCTGCGCCCTGTATGACTACCGCCAGTTTTGACATATGCACGGCGCGCGCGTGGATGGCTGCGCGTACAAGCTCCGACTCATACAGGCCGCCGTCGAACGACGTAAAACGCGGCGTGTAGCCGTTTAACATTTTGAACGTGTGCGCAACCTGGCGCGGTGGTTCTTTCGGTCTGTTCCCGAAAAGAATTTCGAAAAGTCCCATGTTACTTCCCTTTGTTTTTCAGCTGTTCGCCGACTTCGTTAAAATACTTTTGGCGGACGGTCATTGCGTCCAGTAGGGCCGCGGCACCGTCTATATGTAAAGCCGCGGAAAGTTTTGTCAGCTTTCCCCGGCCTCGTTCCGTGCTCATTTTTACGGCACTGTTTAATAGGTGCATTTTCAGAAGGTCATTGTCTCCAATACAGATCCGGCCGTCCTCTAATAGTCCCTGTGTTTCCTGGATGACTCCATAAAGGTTTTCGCCCTGGAAGACGTCGTCGCACTGGAACCCGTACCCCTGCAAGTCCTGCACTAAATAATTAGCGCTGTAGCGGTCATAGCCGATTTTTAACGGGTAGATTTTCCAGCGCTCTACTAAGTCTGTAAACCATTTGTAGCAGTCTTTATAATTTACAAAGTTGTCTCCGGACGGGGTCAGGAGGCCGCGTTGTATGTATATCTGATACGGCACGCCGTCGCGGGCGGTCGCGTCGTCTATCTTTTCGGCCGGCAGGAAAAAATGCGCCAGCACGTAAAGCGTGCCGCCCTTCTCGATCACGGCACAACATGCGGTTAAATCCCGCGTTTGGGAAAGGTCGATCCCTCCCACGCAGTAACAGTTCCGGAAGTCTTCCGGATGGATCTCCGGACCGCTGGCCCGCTCGACGATCTGAGCCGGAAGCCATGCCAGGCTGCTGTTCTGTTTGATACAAGCGTATTTGCACAAGAACTCGCTGCGTTTTGAGAGGCTCCCTTCTGCTATGGCGATTTCTTCTAACATGTAGTCAACCGGAACGGACGCGCCCAGGTTCGGGTTTGCCTTGCGCAGCTCGTTTATATCGTTCCATTTGTCCGGGTCGTCGATCATATACAGGAACGGAAGAAGGCGCCGTTCCCGGCTATCGCCCATTAAGAAACGGGTGGCGCGCTTTGTCAGTTCGTCGTAAATGCTGTCATTCACATAACCGGAGGTTGTGGTGGATAGGAGCAGCCCTTCAGGACGTGCGCCCATGCCGCTTTTCATGACCTCGTATTGTTTTAATCCAGCGTCGCCAGCCCATGCGGCTATTTCGTCGCACGTTGCCAGGGACGGGTTAAAACCATCCGACTTTTTCGCGCTGAATGCTATTTTTTTTAAGGTGCTGTTTGTGCCTGGTAAAAAAATGTCGGAAGCCCGCCGGCGCGGGAGGTCTTTGTCGTCTTCGACCTTCTGATGCGTCTCCGCGCGCTTTTGCTCAATTTCTAACTTTCGTTCGATATACGCGGGGTCCAATTGAATCATTGCCCACGTATTATTATAAATTATGTCGGCCTGATCCAGCTTTGGCGCGACGTTGTAAACACGGGCGCCGAAACCGCCGTCCACCTGAAAAATGTAATTTCCGATCGCCGCGGCCAGGAGGCTCTTTCCGTTCTTCCGGCCGATAACCAGCAAAACCTCGCGGAACTGGCGGCGGCCGGTGCTGTCTACGATCCCGAACACGGCGGACACGAGGGCGCGTTGCCACGTCTCCAAAACAAGCGGACCCGGCGCCAGCGGGCCCTCCACGTGGAAACAATGCGCTTCTATCCAATCGACCGCGGCCTGTGCTTTCCGTTCATCAAAATAAAAAACCTTTTCTTCAAGGCCGTTTATTAGATATTCGTATATGGCGCGGATGTAGCGGCCAACAACATAAGTCCCGTTTTTAATTCCCTGGTAATATTGATAGATATAGTTCATTCGGATTTTTTCGGCGCTTCTCGCGCTGATCCGGGCCAACGCGCGGGGAAACGTCGCTTCTTGACCTCACCGGCCGGTCCTCAGGGGCCCTTCTGCGCTTTATCAATAGGGGGGACTATCACCCGCCCGAACCGGTCCAGCTTGTACCGCGTGATGCGGCCCGCGTGGATCTGTGCGTGACATTCCCGGCAAACAAGCTGCAGATTATTCCAGTTGAGCGACACGGCCGGGTCGTTTATATTGTCCGGTGTCAGGTGCACCCGGTGGTGGACGATCTCCCCCGGAACGTATAGCCCGCGCGCCAGGCAAACCTCGCACAAGCCGCGCCGGCTTTCGGCGTATGCTTTCCGGCACGCTTTCCATGCTGCCGATTTATAAAAGCCTTTCGCGTATTCTTTCATGATACGAAAAGAGCGGCCCGCCGTGACGCGGTGCCGCCCTATGCTGTGGGATGTGTTGCAGGGTATGGTGCGGGGAAACACAGCCGGCCGTCCTTATCCGGTACGGCCTGTTTACACTATAGCACGCCCCGCGTGTAAACTTCTATCAACCCCAGCCCACTTCCTTCTTGATTTTTTCCACAATCACGGCGCCGACCTCCGGGTCGAAACCGTAAGCACCGGAAAGTAAAAAGGATTCCGCTCTTTTGTCGATCATGTTCCGGTCGCCGCGTTTCTTTGCTGATAATAACGACTGTTTATAATCCCTGGCGGCCGTCTCGTATATAGCTATTGCCAGGCGCACCCACCCGTCCTCGTCTCTTTTCCTGTTCATGCTGTCCCGCTCCCCTCGCTTTCATCGTCCAGCCCCGCCGGCCTCATAAACGGATTAAACCCCAGCGCCAGACATTTCTGCATTGCCAGCACCCGCACGTCTTCCGGAATGCTGGTGCCCGCCTGCGCGGCTTTATATATTCCGGCTGCAAATGCCTTTTTGCTTTTCGGCATCGGTACACCGTACCGCTTACAGTACGCCCGCACCTTTTCCGCGTTCCCGGTCGTTACAAACTCCACAATTGCGGCGTTTCTCTCCCGCACAAAGTCCTTCATGATTACCTTTCTGCTAAAAAGCAATAGCCATTTTCAAGCGTTTTTACTCCATCGCCCCATCTAAGACAGATTTCATGCGCTACGATAAGCGGTACGCCGTTTACATTTTCGATATAGTCAGATTTATAATATTTGCATTCCTTGCACTGTATGATTTCTGGCTGTGCGGATGGCAACTCTTTAATAACCTCTGCGCTGTCAATTCCACAATTAGGGTCTCGTTCTATAAGCGCATCAATCGCCGCCTGTCTGCTGATTAAATCATCCACGTTCCAACCTCCTCCCGCACATCGGGCAGTACATGATTTTTGCGCTACCATGCCAACCTTTTGCCTGTAGGTTTAACTCCCATCCATCCATGCCGAAGCAGACAAATGCGTGTCCGTTCTTCTCAATCGGTTTAACATATCCTTCAATATCTTCGTGGCAATATTCACAATCTGTTTGTTCCGGCTGTGCGGATGGTAAGGCTTTTATTTTTTCGATAGCATCAACCACATACCTGCATTTCATTATTTCATCAATCGCATCTTGTCTGCTAATTGTATCGGTGCTAGGGACATTAGTGTCCTTATCAAAATCCTTCGTTGATTCTGCGTTGGGTTCTGCGTTGGTCTGCGTTGGCTGTGCGGCCGGTATTGCCTTTATTACGTTGACGGCCTTAAGCATTCCGTTATCATTCCCGGCCGCCGCGTAGTTTTCTATTCCCGCTTTCGCCAGTGCTTCAATTGCTGCGTCCCTGTTTATTAGATCCTGCATTCCTTCCCCCTTATAGCATTGTCATAATTTCTTTGATCACTGACGCCGTGGGCGATGCTATCCACCCGGCCAGCGTTACAACGTTAAGCCCTAGCGCAATACAGGCCGCAACAAGCGCGATAAAAACAAACACAATGTATATTTCATAACTGCTGTATTCGTCCTCGCGCGCTCTCTCCGCGCATAACCTCATAAGCCGATATAACAGGAAAACAAACAGGCCCGTAATAACGACCCAGGCGGCGCTGGTGACAATGTAATAACGCGCCATTTCTGCAATGAGATATTGCGCCGTTGTGCCGAACTTTTCCGCCAGCGCGTTTATAATCTGCATCACTTCTTCCGTTTTCATTCTGCCCTCCTGTTCCAGGCGTTGACCGCTTCCTGCTCCGTCTCGAAAAATTGCGCGGTCCTACCTTGACAGTCAGAACAGACCACGCCGTAAGTGTTCGACAATCCGCAGAACTCATGCAACTGGATAACGGCCTCCCCGCTGCAAAACGGGCACGGCTTTAGCGTCCTTTTGCTTTCTATCTTTTCGGCCTTCCCTTGAATTTTCTCGTCTTGCGTTTCGTGTTCCTCTACTTCCATATAATACCATTCATTTGTATGAACTTTGGCATATAGTTCCGCTTTCCCTTTGTCCAGGAAAACGGACTCAATATGATAATCGGAATACGCCCCGGAAGTAACAACATATATTTTCACTGTTTCCCCTTTCCCCGATCCGGTCAGCGCACTTCTCCACCGCTTACCCCGTTGCACCTGGTCGCAAATTTAAGTCCTTCAATCATGCCGTCTCTGAATCTGATTTCCGCGGTGTTGTACGCGTCGCGTCTTTCCGCGTTGGCCTTTTTCCGTGTCTCGTCCAGCTCCGCCTTCAGGCGTTCGATTTTCTCGAGGAGGTCGTCGTCTTCCCCGGTGATGGTTTGCACCGTTTCCGGGTCGATTTTGACGTCCGCCGTTGTAAAGGTCATTGTCCATTCTTTGTTATTTTCTCCCATGCTGTGCTCCTTTCCTGTTATAGGTCGTCAATATATGCGCCGCGCTGGCGGCCGATGGTGCGCAGCGCCCTCCGCTTTGTCTTGTAAACGGCTTGTCGGGTCTTGTGCGTCTGGCGCGCGACGTCTGACCACTTCAGGCCGTCAATATAGCGCAGCCACAAGACCTCATATTGTGCGCGGCTTCTTACGTTCCGGACCGCCTGCTCTACTTCCGACATAATAGCGGCGTTTCTCTCTGCTGCTTCCCTGAGGCCCCGTGCGCGGTCCTCGAACACGGCGAACGCCGCGGACAGGTCCCGCTCCGTGTCGCGGCTTTTCGGCATGTCGTCGTAAACGATGGCCCTGAGGCCCATGATCCTTTGCCGCTCCGCTTCTATGGCTGCCTGTGTGTGCATTAGTTCCAGTTTCGCCCGCTGGTACTGAAGCAGGTATTCTTCCGCCGTCATTCTTAGTCCTCGCTGTCTTCCATGGCCTCGACTATCTGCAACGCGACATACAGGCCGGGCGCGTCGCGCTTGTCGTCGCTTCCGTCGATCATGGCAAGCCGCTCCAGGATGGCGCGCTCTATGTCGTCGCAGACGTCTTCCCGGGTCTCGCTAATGACCCGGTGCGGCGGTATGCTTCCGCCGATCATAAGCCCGAGAACGAACACCGCCGCCGCGGTCAGAATGGTAAATGCTACTGTCATTTGTGCCCCCTTTTCGGCTTCACCTTTTGCCGCTGTTCTGATTCGTCCCATATGTCCAGCGTCTCGCAGCCTTCGACAATAACGATTAACATATTATCGTCAACCGTGCTTTCGTAGCAGTCCAGGACGCGCCGCTCCTTTATGGGCTTTGCCCCGGCCAGCTCTCTTAATGACTCTTTATAGCTGGCGTATGCTTTCGCAGTCTTCCTGGCGTAGTCTTCGACGTTTGCCAAAAAGTCCGACACGCTGAACGCCGGAAGCCGGTCCGCGTCGTTTTCTTCCGCTTCCGCAATGATCCTGTCAAAGTATCCGGCGACGGTTGGCGGGTTCTTCCGGGCCGCTGTCATAAAGGCCCGGCGGGACTGTTTGATCTTTTCCCAATGCGCCAGGATTTCCGCGTCCACTTTGTCGGCGTCCATTTCCGGCCATGGTCCCGCGTACACAAAAGAGGTTCCGTTCTCTGTTCCGATCTTTACCGGGCCGGCGAACCCGTTTAGAAATTCCGCCAGGGTTTCACCGGCTTTTAATTCTTTCGCCATGTTCCCTCCACTACGCCAGCCGGTCGATTATGGCCTGTTCGCGTTCTGACAGATCCCACTCGATCCCGTCCACGTCCCCGCGGACCTTCCGCTTTTCCACTTCCGCCGCCGCTTCCGCTTCCGCCATGCGTGCGGCCGCCGTGTCGCTGATCAGGTAGCCGGCGCCAAAAATGCTTTTGCCGTGCGCGCGCTGCGCGTCCAGTCCCCGGATGAACGCCGCCTCTTCCGGGTAGACCTTCACGGGTACCCCGTACCGCGCCAGGCCCCCCAGCCGGGTTGCTGTAATGACGTTGCCAGGGTATTTATAGACCGGTAACGCCGGCGGCTTTGCGGCCGCTTCCGCGGCTTCTATGGCGTCCGTAAGCGCTGGCGCCGTCCGTGCGAGGCACGCGTCCAGGTTCGTTAAAAAGCTGGTGTTTACCTTTGCGCCGTTCTGGTACGTGATCTGTATGTCCGTGATAATGTGACAGACGCCCGCGCAGTCCGTCGAAAAGTTGGTTAGATACGGCGCGAACAGAAAGAACCGGACCCCGGCGGCCTGATATGCGCGGACGATCTCCGACAAAATCGAAAACGGCGGATTATCAACGACCACCCCGTCTTCCGGGTAGTCTTCCCGCAAGTAGTCCCCGCCGGGCCAGAACGGTCTCACAATAGGAGCGGCCGCGCCGATCCCGTACTCCTTCCGGACGAACTCTAAAACAGCCGCGTATATGTGCGGCGGCGTGTAACAGTCGTCCGTGGTCTTTTTTGGTTTGAACTTCTCGACAAACTGTTTATAGTTTTCGTCCAGGTCCTCGAACCTCAGCTGGTTGTCTATCCTCATAGCTTTTAATTTAATTTCTCAAATTCCGCGAACTCTGCGTCCGTGTATTCGTGGGTTTCCATGCCGGCGGAGAATTGGTTCTTGTCCCGGGGCTTTTCTTCGCTCCAATCGTCAAGCCACCTCCGTTCTACAAAGAACGTTGACGCGTTCAGGATGAACCGACCCTCCACGTTGTGCGCCTTTACATAGCCGTTATAATTTCCCACGCCGATCTGGACGTCCGCCAGGGTCGTCCCCGTTTGCCGGGCTTCCCTGTAGGCTTCAAACGCTGCGCGCTTATTCCCGCGGCGCTTTGGCAGCCGGTTCCACAAGTCCTCAAATTCTAACCCTAGTTCTGTAACAGCGATGGCGGACGCACTCTTTATATTTTCATTTTCATTTACATTTTCATTTTCATTTTCATTTACATTTTCATTAGGTTTTTTTAAAGTGCGCTTTTGTAAAACCTTAGGTTTTTCTGTTTCTGCATTTTCTAAAACCATAGGTTTTTCTTTTTCCGCATTTTCTAAAACCATAGGTTTTTCTTTTTTCGGTCTTCCGCCGTGTGCGCCTCTCTCTCGCCGCTGGCTGTTGGCGTCGATCACGGGACGGGCGACGGCGAAAACCGCCGCGACGATCCCGGACGGCTGGCTGTCGGTGCCGTTTATGCCGTACTCGCAAAGAGCGTCATATAATGCCAGGCGTTCCTCGTTCGGAAGACACTGCGCCGCCTCGTAAAACGATCTGTAGAAAACGAAAGAATCCGCCGCCATGTTTCCCTCCCCGCTTACCTGATTAAGCTATACCGCGTAAACTGCACCCTGTTCCCGAAAGCGTCCGCACCGGTCTCCCGTTCCGCTTTGATCTGGACCCCCCGCCGGCGCAAATCCGCAATACGTGCCGCCAGGCGGAAACAGCTATAGCTGTTCAATGCTTCAATCGGTGTGATGCTTCCGAACAGCTGCAAATGATGCAAAATTTTGTCGTTCTGTGTGTCCTTCCGTGTTTCCCCGCTCATTTATTCCTCCTCTACGATCACAACCTCGACCCGCCAGTCTTTCGGCGTATATCGGAATGAATCCTCCAGGCCGACCACGTGGCGCCGGTTGTCGTCCTCCAGCTTTCCGGCCTTTACTAGTCCGTCTAATATAAATTTCTTTGCGAAGGCGACGTTGTCCAGGTCGCGCCGGCGGTCGCCCTCGTGCCAGGTGAAATAAACCTTCACCGGTCCACCGATCTCCGGAAGACGCCGCGCCGCGATGATCACGGCCCGCTCCGCGTCTCTTTTCATCTTTGCGCCCTCGTAGCGGTTCGCCCTGCATGCGCGGATGTAGTCGTTCAGTCCCGGAAATTTTACCGGTATTGTAAAGTGATAACGTCTCATTTGAACGGAAGCTCCAAGTCTATACCATCGGGGACATCCAAAAACCGGTCAAGCGTGCCCTGCTCCGGCACCGTGCCCTGCTCCGGCACCGTGCCCTGCTCCGGCACCGTGCGCCGTGTCTCCGGACGCGTGGATCTCTCCGGCACGGCTGCCTGACTGTCGGCCTTGCTGTCGCAAAAGTCGCACACGTCCACAATAACGTCCGTGGTGTAGACCTTCCGCCCGTCGCGGTCTTCATATGATCCGGTAGAAATGTGCCCGGTAACAGCGCAGCGGCGGCCCTTGCCCATATAGGCGGCCAGGGCGTCGGCGGTCTTTCCGAAAGCCTTACACCGGATAAAGTCCGCACCGGCGTCCTTCCCGCGCCGATCTACCGCCAGCGTAAACGCCGCGACGGTGGTGCCACTTTGGCTCTCTCTCTTTTCCGGGTCCGCCGTCAAGCGTCCTAAAAGGTTCACAACGTTCATGCGTTCCCCCTGTTTAATGGTTTAATGTGATTTTGTCCCAATAATGATGGATGTTAGCAAGCTGGTAATAATTAAAGTCCGCAATGCTATTTACTTTGTAGTATTCTTTGAGCTTCTCCACGTCCACGCCGTCGGCTTTGCACCGTTCCAGGAGGGCATTCTGCGCGGCGTCGTCGATCTTCTGGAGGCCGGCGTCCTCCTCTTTTGCCTTTGCCACTTCATCCGCGCTTGCTATGCCGTTCTCAATTCCAAGCCCGAGAAAACCCAGCGCACGCCCTACCGCCGACGTTTCGCAGTTCTCAACGTGGCTTGTGCGGTTCACGCGGCCGTCCCCGCGTTTTTCCTGCGCTGTACCCGTTGCCAGAATGATCCGGGCGGCCGGGTCTTCCGTTTCTCCTAAAATCTCGAAAGCGGGAACCGATACGCGCGCGACGCAGGTGCACGTGTCGCCGTTCTCTTTTATTTCCGTCTCAATGGCTCCCAGCGGGAAAAGACGGCGGAACGCGAGAACCCTTTCCGATACGGGTATATAATTCTTCCCGGAAATGTCGGTGGGATTTGCGCCGGCGGCGGCGGTCTGTATGTCGTTAAATGTCACAATCCGTCTGCCCATCGTCGCCTCCTGTCTTTTCGGGTTCATAAAACCCGGATATAAAATACGATCCGGCGCTGCTTCCTTTTCTTACCTCAATATCAAGCCCGCCTCGGTTTATTCTGGCGGTTGCCACGATCCCGGCGTCCGCGGCGGCGTTGACCACGTCCGCGGCGGCGTCCAGGCGCTCGAAAATATTAAACGCTGCCATTTTCCCCTCCATCATCCAGATATACTTTCATTTGCTCCATGCACTCGACGCAAAAAAGCCGCCCCTCTACCCTGTACGCGTAGTCTTCCCATATTGGGCACCCGCACTCGTCGCAATGCGGCCGCGCGGCGTCTTCCTGAGCGCGCCGGGCATCATCCCGCAAAAAGTCCCGGAGCGGGTCGTCCGTCCAGGTCATAACAGGACGCGCGACGCCAGGATCAGCCACGCTGTGCAAGCGGCGCAAACGATCATGGGCACCGGTGACGGGCTATCAATCGCGGACCCGCCGGCCATGATCCCAAAAACGGCAATTACAGATACGGCTTTTATGATTGTCTTCATGCTTTACCCCTTAATAACCTTTTGAAGGTCCTCCGCGGGCAGCTGGCGCGCCTTAATGATCGCGCGCAGGCTTCCGAGCGGTATTCTTTCCGGCTGTCGCTTGTACCTCGAAAGCGTGGAAACAGGAATCCCGGTCGCCTTCGAAAGCTCCGACAAATTGCACGCATTGGCCCCGGCCCCGAAAATGGCGGCGGACGTTCTAGTGCTTGTTTTCATCATTGCGCGCCCTTTCCTGCGCCATTTTCTGCGCCATTGCGACAATATCGTTTATGTCCCTGTTAACGACCCGGCAAACCGCTAAAAGGTTCCCGAGGCGGGGTTCCGATGTTCTCCACTTCCCGATCGTACCCTTGGCCAGCCCGGCTTCCTTCTCTACGGCGTTTACCGTCTTGCCGGCGGCGGCCGCCGCGGCTGCTACTGCATCAAATACGAGTATCATGTGCCCTCCTTCCCGGCTTATTCCTGCACCCACTCTTGCGCAAAGATAGAATATTTTCTATACTGTTATTAGGGAATGTAACAAAACAGAAACAATTCTATTATACGCACCCGCGACGGTAAAATATATTCCGCCGCTGTGTTTAGTATATCTGAATTGTTTCAACTCGTCAAGGCCGATACAGTTGAATATAATTGACGGAGGGAAACATGGACATATACGAAAAGATAGAAGAGCTTTGCCGCGAAAAGGGCACCACAATAACAGCCATGGAGCGGTCCGTGGGCTTTAGCCGCGGTAGCGTTGGAAAGCTGAAAAAGGGGGTTAAAACGTCCCCGGAACGGCTGCAAAAGATTGCGGAATATTTCGGCGTTTCGGTGGCTTCTCTAATTGGCGAACCTGAAACGGCGTTTAGCGTTTCCGGAAGCGCGGCCGAAACTGTAAAAAAAGCCGTTTCCGATCCGGCCGTCTGGCGGCTCCTATCGGAAGCGGTAAAGGCTACGCCGGGCGACGTGGCCACGGTAACGGACGTATTAACGCGCCTGAACAGTTACGCAAACGGGGATAAATAAAGGGGGTGCGGGTATGCCGAAAGCAAAAAAGCTGCCTTCCGGCAGCTGGAATTGCAAGGTTTTTTCACATTATGAATACAGAGACGGAAAAAAGGTGATGGTTAAAAAGTCCTTCACCGTTGACGACCCGACGCCAGCGGGTAAAAAGGAATGCGAACGGCTGGCGGCCGTTTGGGCTGCGCAGAAAAAAGAGGGGCCGTGGAATATAGACGTACTAACGGCTATACGAAAGTATATAGCAGCTAAAAAAGGCGTGCTTTCTCCGTCCACGGTGTCGGCTTATGAGCGGTATCTGGAAAACGGCGCGTTTGATCCTATCGGCGCCGTGATGATAGCGAAACTAACGCAGGAAAAGGTGCAAACGTGGGTGTCGGGACTGGCGGACGGCCGCTCCCCTAAATACGTTAAAAATATATACATGCTGTTTCTTCCGGCGGTAAAGATGGCCGGCGGGCCGGCGTTTGAAATAACATTGCCAAAACCTAAACCAAAAGAAATTTACACCCCGACGGACGACGACATCGCCAGACTTATTGAGTATTGCCGGCGGCCAGGGCATGAAGAACTATTAACGGCGGTCCTTTTGTCCGCGTTCGGCTCTTTGCGGCGGTCTGAGATTTGCGCACTTACCCCGGAAGACATACACGGAAACACGGTTACAGTAGCGCGGGCCATGGTCAAAAGCCCGGACGGAACCTGGGTTATTAAGCAGCCGAAAACAGACACAAGCGCCCGCCGCGTTGTTATTCCGTCATACGTTCTCCAGCTGATCCGGACGGACGGGCCGCGGCTGGTGAACTGCAACCCGGACGCCCTCTCTAACAGATTCAACCGGGCCATTAAGTTTTCTGAAATGCCGGCGCGGTTCTCAATCCACGCCCTGCGCCATTATTATGTGAGTGCTGCGCATGCTCTCAATATAGCGGACGCTTACACTATGAAAATGGGCGGATGGCGCACCGATCACGTTATGAAACGTCATTACCGGGCCACGCTTTCGGACGTCGAACAGCGGGAACAGGACAAACTAAACGCGCACGCGCTGGAGGTGCTTTCCCATACGGCGCCGCGAACTACTGGCCACAAAACTGGCCACAAAGCCCGCCGGAAGGCGTAACTGCGCGGGTCGTGTGTGGGTTCAAGTCCCACCGTCTCCACGAAAACAGGAAAACCGTTATAAAATCTGGCGGTTTTCCTGTTTTTTTAGTGTTTATCGTGGGTCCCGCTTTCCATATTTGGCAAATATTTGCCATATTTGGGAAGAACTTCCCATATTTGGAAAGGCTGCTGGCCACAAAACTGGCCATGAACTGACCACAAAAAACGACCGGGGAACGATCCCCGGCCGTCTTTTTTACTTGCTCAATAGTTCGTCCATCATGCGCAGCACGTACAGCGGGCAAACTCTCGCACCGCGGCTCCAGTCCTCTACTGTTCTTTTCGGAATGCCGAACCGCTCACAAAGTTCTTTCTGCGTCAGGCCGTGTGCCTTTAACAGTTCCTTAACCGGCGCCAGCTGTTCCGGCGCTCTTTCCTTTTCTGTCATTGCGTCCTCCTTACACGGTCACAAATTCAACGCCGTATTTCTCTAAATGCCGCCGGCAATATTCATTATAAAACGCCTGATCGCTACAGGGGGCCAGATCTTTGTGAATTTCCTCGCGGAGGTCGTCGTCCATCATCTCGACGGCTGCATCCATCCAGACCGCCTCCCCGGAATCGTTCACAACATACCGCCCGCTGTCATAGATAAAGAGAATCACGGACACGGCCTCGCCGTTTTTGTAAATGGTTTTAACATATGCGCGGCCGTTGGCGTCCGGGCCGTCCATGGCCTCGTCGTTTATGTCGTCGTAACGGCTGCCGCAGATAGCGTGCAACTTTTCAAAGTTCTGGAACTTGTCGCCGTCAACCAGTGTTATTCTTTCCCCGCCGTTAACAATCATTTCCAGTTTCTCGAACGTCTTCATTTTGTGTTCCCCTCCTTGCTTTTGTGTTGTTTGGTGTTCCCTGTAACTGTATAATACTACGCGTTGCGTGGTATGTCAATACTTTTATACGCGTTGCGTAGTATTTTTTACAATAAAAAAGAGCGCCCGCCGGCCGATCCGGTGGACGCTCTCACTATAGGAGGTATGTGTTTATTATAGCATAATTCAGGCAACAGACAAAATGGCGCGCCAGGTCTTCGGGCCGACTACGCCGTCAACCTTCAGGCCGTGCGCCTTTTGCCATGCCCGGACCGCTTTGTCCGTGTTGGCGCCGAACCCCCCGTCTACCTTCAGGCCGCCCAGGAACGCTTGAAGCATGCGAACTGCAGCCCCTGTATCGCCTTTTTTAATGGTGGACGGGTAAACGGGCGCCTCTGTATTCTGCGCCGTTCCTGCGCCGTTCTGGCGGTCTCCGCGGGCGTACTTTGCCCACGCTGCGCGGTCCATGTATGCCACGTCAAGATCCAGGCGTGCAGACCACCCCGGAAGATAGCCCCCGGAAGTATACTGGAAAATGGCGGGATAATTCCAGGCACCGGTCGCGGCGTGGCCATAGTCCTGTCTATAGCCGTTGCGGCTCTCTACGACGTATTGAGCAACCCAGAGCCCGGTGTCTTTTGCGACGCTTTGCCAGTTGTGCGCGGTGGTCACGCTCTGAGACATATAAATAAGGGGCCGCACCTTTGTCCGCTTGTACACCCGATCCAGCCACGCACGGCACCAGGCTACGTCATTTTTGCCGAAAGCCGGATTGTTGGCCCGCTCCCAGTCCAGCGCCAGCACGGCCGACCCGATGTAATTAGAAATACTATTTATAAAATAGTCCGCTTCCGCTTCCGGGTTCCCGCCGTTGGCATAGTGATACAGGCCGACGAGAACGCCGTTTTTCTTTGCGTTTGCGTATGCCCGGTTACAGTCAGGGTTTACATAGCCGGTACCCTCCGTCGCTTTGATGATGGCAAAGTCCGCCGGGGTCTTTGAGAAGTCCAGCCCCGCCTGATAGCTTGCCATGTCGATTCCGTTCAGCATCGGCACCGTTTCCTCCTTCTCGATCTTTTTGAAATTAAACGCATGGACCGCCGTCCAGTAGCTCGAACCGTACTCGCCGCCGGCCGTGGCGCTTGTGTCTATGGGCATATAATGAAACGGGCTGCCGGACTTAATAAACCGGCTGCCAAAATCCGCCAGGCAAACCCGGCCGCCCTCTATGGCGTAAACGATGGCTATGTGTTTCCATCCTTTATTCTTCCATGTCGCGGGCTTTGTGCGGTCAGGCTTCTTATTATAAAAGTGTACCATGTCGCCCGGCTGGAGGTCCTTCTTTGCGGATACGGGCCGCCCGTATTTGGTCGCCCATGTCACAAAGTTACAGGACTGCGACTTATACAGGCCCATGGTGCGCAGGACCGTGTCAATGCCGTAATTGCAGTTAGTCGTTCGACCCTTGCCGCCCTTCCCGGTGCAAAGTTCGGTTATTGATCCGCCGTTACAGGCGCCCTTCCCGGTCAAATAAAACCGATCCGGGCCGCCGTCTTTCCATCTGTAATAATTGGAACCGCTGTTATAATCAAAACCCCATATAGCCATTAAGCCGGCGACATAATCGACGGCGTGCCGGAAGTCCTCCACCGTTTCGGCCTTTCCGGCGTTGTGGTGACGTTCCAGGAACACGCCTCCCAGGCTGTCAATATAAGCAAAATATCCGCCGCGTTTCTGGATTTCTGCAGCGTAATTCGTGTTATTAAAATCCTTACAATGCGCCGCGATGGTGGCGGCGGTCTCTTTACTCCACCCCGCCATGATCCACCTCCGGAAGCCCCGCCAGCGACGTTAACACGGACGCCAGGGCAGCCACGGCGGACACGCTGGCGACGTTTACCCAGTTGACGTCCTGCGCAGCCATGCCAACGGTGAACATGCCCAGCGCGGTCTGCGCGGCCGTCCTGATGGCGCGAACGGCGGCCGCTTTCCAAAAAGCTACAGTAAAAATATAATCCTTCACGTTTTCACCTTCCGTCGTTCTCTAAGTCCTCCAAGCGGTGGTTTATGACTTTTATTTGTTCCTCTACAACCGGCATGCGCCGCGCAAAGTTGTTGTGTTCTCTCACTTCCCTTGTCAGCTCCTCGACCTTTGACTGCATGACCGCTTGCCCGGTCCTTACCTTCTCATCCGTTCTTCCGGCGCTCCATAGTACGGTTATAACTGTACCCAGTAGGGGAATTATTGAAGAAATCAACGCTATTATTATTGCTTCGCTCATATGCCCCCCTAGCTGTAATTAAAAGCAAGTCGCCAATTTGTAAATACCAAAACACACGCGGAATTGTCCGTCCCGGAAGACCATGCGGACGACCTACGCAGCCATAAGTCAACGCCCGCCGGTGTCTGTTTGCATCTTATAAGTGATATAGTCCCGTTGGGAACGGTCGCATTAACTGTTATGGACGCGCCGCCAACTGTGATTATTTGCAAATAGCCGGAAAAGTCTATAGAACCCACGGAAGCGGCCACGGGCCTCGAAAGTGGAATAGTAACGCGCAAGTCTTTGCGGCCGTTATAGAATCGACCGATAAATGTTTGCGTTTCGTTCCACTCGACCTCGTCCCCCGGTCCGTATTCCCACGCGGGGCGGAGGTCTATTGGTGTGGCCACAAAGTTTTTATATAAGCCGTAAACGCTGTCATATATTTTCGGTGTGAACTCAAGCGGGAGCGGGGCGTTTGCCTTTACCATGAGGCGCACCCAGTTGTACATATCGCCTGTAGGTCCTTCCGTGACGGCGTCCGCCAGGCCGTAAGATAATGAATAGTCGAGGGTCACGTCTCCCCCAGATTCAGGGCGGGAACATTCCTGCAGCTCTACCCACTCCGAACCGCTGATAAACCAATACGGCCGACCCTCGTCCACTAAATACACCGTTTCATCACATTGTGTTTCGGCGGTCGCGTTTGGCATTCCCATATTATAGTCTATGACCGTATCGGCCGTCGGGCTGGTGCCGTTTATTGTGTAAGTGTAAAGCCCGTTTCCGGCGTTTGTGCGGGTGATGGTCATTCCGTCCACCGTCCGGGGATATGTCGAACCAATGGGATTATCATAGGATGATATAGCCAGGTTGAACTCGTGATAATACCGCCGGAATATAATAGCATCCTGCACGTTTGTCCATCCGCCGGTAAGTATTAACGGGTTGCGGTCCGCGACATAGCCGGAAGCGGCTGCGTTCAGGTCTTCCGCCTCTCCCAGTCTGATCTGGTCAGGACTGTAAACGCCGTGTGGCCTGTATGTCGCCTCTGGAACATTCGCGGCGGCTGCGTAGGTGTCCGATGCGTAGCCGGTAACGGTTGACCCGAGAAGGTCCATCCCTGCATAGACAAAAGAGTCGGACCGCTGCGGGTTGTATAGGTCGTTTGTATAGCGTGTGTAGCCCATGCCCTGAGCAGCCACGCCAACGGCCGCAAGCTGTTGCGACGTGCCGCCGTCGACCGCTCCGTCTATCTCCATAACGCCGTCGTCTATGGCTGTAACGGTCTTTACTTCATAATTTTTTGTGGTCTGTTCTTCCGTTCCCGATCCAATAACGGCGGTTACGGTCTTATTCCCGCCGGACTGCCAACGGCCGCTCGTAAGGTCCCAGAACGTGTCCAGCGTCGGCCCCTGAATGGTGATGGCCGAAAGCGTGCCGGACTGGATAAAGTCGGCAACAAAACGGCCGTCTATGGTCCAGGCGGTCGAGTAGGTTTGCCCGCCGTCCGTACTAAACCCGATGCCGTTCTGGTTCATCCTGATAATGTTTGTGGCGGTAGACAGGGACGGCTGGTCCATTATTAAAATTTCTTCCGGCTGGCCGTTGGCGTTCCGGCTTATGATCACATAGCCGCCGCGGCCGCCTGTTATTAACTCTGTAGCGGCTGCGATGGCGTCGTCCATAACGCCTTTAACGCTGGCGGCGGCCTGCTCGACCTGTTTGTCTATGCCGGCGGTCAGGGTGTCCGCAAACGTGGCCTGAGGGGTTCCCAGTTCTATTTCGTCGTATTTGTCCGAAAGGACATTATAAACGGTCTTTATGACCTTTACCCCGGCGGCGGTGACTCCAAGCGCGGGATAATATACGGAGACGACGTCGCACAACCTGACTTTTTGCAAATTGGCGAACTGTGCGTATTCTGTCGTATTCCACAACTGGACAAAATCAACCGCGATATTCTCGCGCGGCGCCCACGGTCTATTATTGGCCAGGAAGTCCGCTGCAGCGGTCCGGAGGGCCGCTTCCGTGGGCTGCGCGTCAAAGTCCATGGACAGGTCCAGGACGACCGGGTGCGGGGTCGTTACGCCAGCAGCCGACACGATCCGCTCCGGAAGCGTTACGAGGACGGCTTCCCCGTTTACCTCTCCCGCCCAATACGGCACAACGGCGTCATATGCGCCGCTCGTATCGACCGTTTGTGTTATGTCCGCCAGGTTCTTTCCGTAACGGATTACAACGCCGCTATCGCGGCCCCTGTTCGCCCACAATTTGACGGCAAATTTATTAAATTCCCATTCACCGCCGTAAACGTCCAGGATGGACCCCTCTTCGCCGCCCATGATCGAACGGACGGAGGCAGGGTGCTCCAGGGAAAACGCCGCGGCGGTGGCTTTGTCCGTCTCGAACGTGAACGGGTTTGTATTTATAGAATGCGACGCAATGCCGCGCAGCGCGTCCGAGACGCTGGACGCCGTGAACGGGTCCAGGATGACGTTTTGTAGCCTGTAACTTATATGGTGCGCGTTAAAGGTCACAAGTCCATCCATAGGAGCGGAACGCCGATAAATTATAAACGGTTGGCGGTCTCCGTCGTCGTCGTGGGTGCATGCTACGATCCGGCCCTCCAGTATTTCGGAATAGAGACGACCGGAAAGCGGATAAATAAATTCTAGTTCGTAAACGCCGTTTCTTTCTTCTGTTACGGTGCACCGGGTACAATCCGCCAGGCGGCCGAGGCCGTTTGTTGTAAATGCTGTTTCTCCGCTTTCGTATAGAATCGGAACCACGTTAAACCCTCCACCAGTTCGGCGTCACTTCTAACCGGGTAAACCCTGTATATGTAATACCGGTATCGCCGGCCGCCAGCGTCGGAAAATCATTTTCCGAAAAAGTCACAAGCCCGTTACAGTTCGCCGCGCCGCTGTAACAGTCCATCATGGCGCAGTCTATGTCTATATATTCGTAGCTATTCGCCGCAACGGTGACGACGTCCGCACCGATCCGGAACTCCCCCGCGCCATAAACGCGGATTAAGGGCCGCGCCGGAAACAGGGTGGGGTTCGTCAGAGTGTCGCCGCTGGTGATGGCCTGTGCTGTTTCTCCTGATACAAGGAACCGCTGCGGTTTACATTCGAAAGTCAGCGGGAACTCTACCGCGTCAAGTACCGGCGTAGGGTCCGCCTGTAAGGGGCCCATATAAACGGCGAGGCGGTATTCGTCCGGGTTGTAAGAATCTGTTAACCGGGCGTACCCGATACAGGAAAGCAAGACGCCGCGCAGCGTCGCAAGCTGCTGCCGCGCGTTTGCATAGATAAACGCCGGATATGTTACGTTGACATTTTCCAGCCGCGTTTCCGTGCTCAACAGGTCGCCGTCCCGGCCGGGTACGGCTATGTTTTTATAATCCCGGGCGGGACTGTTAAAAGTCCCGCTTCCGGAAATGTACACGCCGAACGTGCGGCTGTCATAGCCGTTAAAAATAAAGTAATTACGCATAGACCGCCGCCTTCCTCTGTTGCGCCTGAGCCAGTCGCCGCTCCACTTCCGCGGCCAGCTGGCGCACGTCCATGCCGGGTGCCGCTGTAACGTTTATAACGATCTGATCCCCGGAAGCGCCGACAACCTCGCGCAGCTTTTCCAGGGACATTACAATTTCCGCGCCGGCCGCGTCTCCAAAACCTTTCAATCCGCCCATTGTGGGCAGTACCGTGGGCTGTGTAAACATGACCGGGTTTTGATAAGCCTTTTTGTACCACGATACGGAAATAGTAGGTTTTACGCCCTGACCGCCGATTCCCCAGGGCACCTTGCCGCCGTTTATATTAAAGTGCGGTAATTTGAAGTGCGGCAGGGATAGTTTCGCGTTGTTTATTGTGCTCTTTATTTTGCCGATCGCGTCCGTTACGGTCTTTTTTGCCGTCTCTATGGGCTGCGTAATGGCCGTTTTTACCGCGTTAAATTTCTGCTGGACGCTGCTCCGGATGTTTTCGGCGGTGTTTATAACTGTTGTCTTTATGTTTGTAAATGTGGTTGTCGCGGTGGTTTTAATAGCGTTCCATTTTTCGCCCAGGGTCGCTTTTATGTTCTCCCCGACGGCCGCCAGGTTGTTCTTCAGTTCTTCCCATTTGGCGCCAACCGCCGCGGCCACTTCGTTCGTGATATTCTCAATATCTTTGGCATGAGTAACGAACAGGGTAAATGCCGCCACGGCCGCACCGATCGCGATAACAGGTCCGCCGAAAGCCGCGCCGAAAGCACCCAGCACCGGAAGAATTGGTGCAACGATTCCCGTAATTGTGCCGACGGCGGTAATAAAACCACCTATGCCGATTACTAGAGAACCCACCCCGGATATAATCGGCCCAATGACAGCGGCAACCATGGCGCCTTTTATAATGGCGTCCTGCACGCCGGGGCCGAGTTCGTCCCACTTTGCGCGCAGCTGCTCGACGCCGTCGCGCAGCTTTTCCGCGGCGGGTGCGACGATCTCCAGGACGACCGCGCCCACGTCCGCAAGAGCCAGTTTGGCCTCATTCAGGGACATTTGCCACTTATCGATCGGGTCAAGGGTTTCGGCGAACGTGTTGTCCACGCTTCCGGCGAAATTCTCAACCCCGTTGGCCAGGTCGTCGAAAGACAGCCGGCCGTCTCTTACCGCCGCCGCGATGGCGGGCCCGGCTTTCGCGCCGAAAAGCTCCGAGGCCTTTTGCGCGGCTTCCGTGTCGCTCTTTGCGCCCTGCATGCCCTTCTGCATTTCTTCGAGGGCCTTGTTTAGGGGCTTCCCTTCCTTTGTGGCGTTCTGGAGGGCCTTCTTTAGTCCGGCCATTGTGCTGCCCGCGTCAATACCGGATTTGTCCAGGTTGGCCAGGAACCCGGCCGCGTCTTCAATATTGAAGCCCATTTCCTGCAGGGCTGTTCCGTTCGCGGTCAGGCTGGCGGCCAGCTGATCGACCGGGACCCCGGTGTCCTGAACCGCTTTTGTGAGTACGTCCAGGACCATCCCGGCGTCCTCCGCGGAAAGCCCGAAGGCGGCCATGGCGGCCTGTACTTTGTCGATGCTTCCGGAGACGTCGGTGTCGTTCAGGGCTGCAAACTTTATAAACGATTCTGACAGGTCCTCCAGTGCGTCGCCGGTCAGGCCGAAACGTGTACTAACTTCTCCGACGGCGTCCGCGGCTGTCTGTAGGTCCGTGGGCATGCTGGTGGCCAGGTCTTCAACAATACCCTGCATTTCTTCCAGGGCTTCACCGGTAGCGCCGGTCTTTTTAATGACCGTGTCCATGGCCTCGTCAACGTCCTTAAACGCCGCGACGCCGGCAGCACCCACGGCCACAAGCGGCCCTGTAACGTATTTGGTCAGGTCGTCCCCGACGCCCTTTATAGCTTTTCCGGCTTCCTGTACCTTTTTCCCGACTTCCTGCAATTTCTTGCCGACGGCTTTTAAAACCTGTTCGGATACGCTGCCAAAATCCTTTTGCGCGTCTTTGAATTTCTTCAGGCTTTGTTCGTCGTCTACGATCTGGCGTTCCAGGCGGGCCATTTGTTCGGCCACTTCCGGCGACGGGTCCGCCTTTTTCAGCTGTTCCAGGGCCTCGCGTTCCGTCTTCAGCTTTTCTTCCGTGTCGGACACGGCGCGCGCTAACAGCTCTTGTTTTTGCTGGAGGAGGGTGACGTTCCCCGGGTCCAGCTTTAAGAGCTTGTCAACGTCCTTTAATGCGCTTTGTGTGTTCCTGAGGCTCTTATTTACGCCGGAGATGGCTTTGTCCAGCTTTGTGGTATCGCCCCCGATTTCAATTGTTATGCCTTTAATACGATTTGCGGCCATGTGGCCCCCTTTTAGAATCGGTCAAAATCAGCCTGCCCGGCCAGCTCGTTCCACTGTTCGCCGTCGTTGTTCCGTTCTATGATCATGTCAACAATTTGGCCATAATTGAGCCAGCGCAAGTCCTCGAACCTTAGCCCGATCTGTAAACAGCGCAGCATATACAACGCTGTTGTGTACGGCCGGTCAGTTATCCGGCCGCGGGTTTTGGGTCCGAGCTAGTTTCCATGCTTTCGGTCAGCACTCCGACAATGTCGGCCGCGGCGGTCTCCAGTGCGATGGGCTCGAACTGCGCAAGCCATAAAATAAAGTCCAGCTTTGTCTTCTTAATGGTTGCCGCTTCTCCCTCGCTGTACTGCATGGCCATAATGAACGCCAGGCGCGGCGCGTCTTCCATGTTGACCTGGCCGCCGAAAAGGTCGAAAAACTTTTCGCCCTGAAATACCATTTCATAAACGGGCGGGGTTGCGCCGTTGGCGGTGAACCCCACCTGTTTTCCGCTGATGGTTAATAATTTTGTGCTCATGCTGTGCTCCCCTCCCTAAAATCAGGCCGGAATGTAAACGGCGGTGATGAATCCGTCATATTCGGCAGCCGCGGTCGTCTCCGTGGTTTCTGCCTTTACAATGTTGACCCCCAGGGCCGGAACATAGATAGACGCCGCGGAAATATCCAGGGACTCTGTCTGCGGCTCCACGTTCTCGCCGGTGGTGTTTCCGGATGCCGCCGGACGGCTGCACGTGCAGTTATACATGACGTGCCGCGTTGCCTTGACATCGCCCTCGAACTGGAAAATAAGAGCAAAATGCACAGCCGGGGCGCCTTTGTCCTCGTAAAGGATGTTTTTTGTGTCCAGGGTAAAACCGAGAATATCCTTCTTGAAGTCTTCCGTTGCTCTGGCAACCTCTAACGATCCGGAATAACCGTTGTTAGCGTTGCCCACCCAGTATTCCACATTGTCCGCGTAAAAGGGCGTTCTCTCCCCTTCCGGGTCAAGGGTAAGGGACACGGCGCCAGGGAAGCGGACCGGGGTTTCGTATGTCGCCGAACCGTCCGCGGCGATGGTAGCCTTTGCATAATAAACATTGCTCAAGCCGTATTTAATTTTATTGGGCATGTTAGCCTCCTTAGTCTGTTATTACTGCGCTGAATCTGTACGTTGTCATATGCATCTTTTCATCGTCAAGAAAGCCCTCTTCCCGTTCCCAGGAAAGCCCCGCGGCCCTCAATACGGCCTCCACGGCCGCTTCCTGTTCAAAGTCTTTCGTTGCCGTGTAAAGCTCGAACTGTACGCCGTCTATGCGCTGATAGTTCGCGTTATCGGCGTATAGATCCCCGCTTCCTGTGTATATGAAACACAAGAACGGAAGCTCCTGCGCGGTGTCGTTTGGGAACTGGTAATAAGCGGACGGGATGCCGACGGACGCGGCCAGCGCGGCGACCTCTGTGTGCGTCATATAGCCTCCAGTTTATTTATGATCCTGTCGGCGGCCTCTTCCGCCGCCCACGTTGCCACGGGTTCGATGTGCGCCCGCCCGGGGACGGTTCCGAAAGTGCGGCCCGTGCCATTTTTCGACACGTGGCCATACTCCAAAAGATGCGCGAGGCGGTATGTCGGTTTTTTGCCGTGTACAATGGCCGTTGTAGTCATTCGGCCCCGCTCAACCGTTCGCGTCCACCCTTTTGAATATTCACCCGATCCATAAGCCGCGGCGGATTCCGTGCGCAGCTTTTTAACGGCTTCCGTGGATACTTCCTCGACGGCTTCCGAGACGGCGTCCAGCGCGGCCGCGCCGTACTGGTTTAAATACCGTTCAACGGTCGCCGCAAAATTTACCGCGCTTTTAGCTGCCATTTGTGCCGCCCTTCCGTTCTGCGTAAAGCTCGAGGGTGTCGTCCCGGCCGCGGTACGTTCTATAGATGGCGTAGCGGTTCCCGTTCCACTCGACGACCGGCTCCTCGTCGTACTCGAAAAGAAGAATTGTAAACCGGATTTCCGGGTTTAACCCGTTCCGGCCGCCGTCGTGAAATTCTGACCGGGTGACGCTGTCAACCTGTGCAAATACCTGGCGGGACGTCCTGACCGGTACAAATACACCGTACTCGTTTTTTATATTGGTCTCTTTTACTAGCGTTATGACGTCTGACCGGTCCATTATGTCCCCCAATCAGTAAAGCCCGTCCGGGTCCGGAGCTGCGCTTTCTGGCTGTTGTAGCTCTCCAAAAGCTGCGCATAATTGTCCGGCTCGCCGAAATTTAACAGAAAATATGTTATTGCCGCCTGTTCCGCGAGGTCGTTTGATCCTTCCGGAAGAACGACCCCCGCGCAGCCAAGGTCAAGAAGGGCCGCGTTTAACAGCCTTTCAACCTCACTATCAAAGGCGTTAGTGCTCATTCTCCGCGCCATTTTCGCGGCGTTTATAAGGTCCTGTGTTACGGTCATACGTCTTCACCTATTGAGAAGGGGACGCCCGAAAGCGCCCCCTGTTTGTGGTCCGATCTTGTTTAGGTGTTGTTG